CTACGATGGCAGGAGGATTGCGCACGGGAACGGGAACACGCAGGATGCAATCGATTTCCAGCGAGGCGTATTTCCCGGCCTCGTCGATGGGGTGAAGCATCTCGATCTTGCTCTCGCCGTTCGCGCCCTCTGTGTAGGTGCATTGGGAAGGTGTCAGCGCACCGACAAGGCCCAGCGTCGTGAAGTCGGTCTCATTCGGGCCGTAAACGTAAATCATAATTCCCTCCACACGGGTTCGATGTCGATGCTGTTGATGTTGTTGAACTGGAAGGTGTTGCTACCGACCTCAAGCCGGGGCCACTTATCATCCAGCAGGGTCGTGAGCGAATTGAGCGGGTCTGTCCCGTTGTGCACGATTTTCGCCTTGGTGTCAACGTAGGCGTGCGGGGCGGCAATCGTGATTTGATGCACCCCTGCCTCGTTCGTGATAGTCACGGTCATGGGGTTTGTCCCGGTCATGGTCAGCTTCGGCAAGGAGGCCGTGTTATGCGTGTTCTGCACCACGTAGGATGTGTTGGGCGTAGGCCGCAGAACGCCGGGGTCTACCATGTAGCGGTACGGCTCACAGAAGAAGATGACGCTGATACTGTCGTAGTTCTTCCCCCACGGGCGGTAGCGGTATCTGGTGGGCATCTGCACCGCCTTGACGCGGTAGTAGTAGGTCGGCGCGTCGAAGTGGATGAGCGTGCCTGTGCCTGTAAGCCATGCGTTCAGCGTGGCGGGAGTGGCGGCGTTGTTTCGCATGCAGTTAAACCGCACTTCGATTTGAACGTCCTCGTACGCGCCGTAGTCTCGCACAAGCTGCCCGTCCGCGCCGGGGATGTCGGTATACTCATACTTCCGGGCGGGAACAGGCAGGGAGGACATCTGCTCGATTTGCAAGCCGAGGGAGGAGGAATTTACGCCGTTGTAGATGAAATATGGGGTTGTCATCGTCATTCCTCCTTACTCTCGCATCGCCGAGGGCCTGCTGCCGCTCCCGCCGCCGTAGGCGTAATTGAACCGTCGTCCAAGCTGATTCTGCGAACGGCGAAGGGCCATGCCGTCGATATTGACGGTCACATCCACGGTGGCATTTTCGATGCCTTCCTGTGCGGCGGCGGCGATCTTCGATTCGCCAACCTCCGACACATCGACAGTAGGCATGTTGGCCTGTCGTTCAAGATCAGAAACGCCATAAGCGGCGTATCCGCTTAACTGAGGTAGCTGGCGTTCGGCAAGGTCAGGTCGCCCAACACCTGCATTTTGGTACGCGGCATCAGCAATATAAGCACGCATGGCTTCGGGAGTGCGCCAGTTGAAGAAATCGTCATACATGCCCAGGATATCGCCCTGTCCTCTGGATTCCCAATCCAAGCCGAGGGCTTCAAAACCTTTTCTGACCAGCCCAAAAGTGACACCATTCAGAAAATCGCCGACCACCTTGGAGGCGTTATACGTTCCCGCTACGAGGGTCTGGTCAGCAGAAGCAAGTCCAGTTTCAACGGCTATATCTGCCTGTTGCAAGGGGCTGAGGTTGCGCTTCTGTGCTTCCGTGCGCACCTTTTCGTACTCGTCCCGCCTTGCTTTCATCTCGACGGAATTGTATGCCTTTAGTACTTCCGCAATTTCTGTCGCAATTAAAGCAATCGTTCCAGAAAGCACAAGCAAATCGCCCTTCGCTATCCCGGTAACGGTGCTCAAGGCTTGCAACACGGGGATAAGGGCCTTTTTGCCTACAAGCACAGCCAGCAAGCCAGTAACGACCTCTTTTAGCTGCGTAGCATCATCAATCGTAGCGACGATCCAATCAGCGACCTTGTTGATTCCGCTTTCTGCCCATGTTCCAACTTTATCCATGATGCGCTCGAGAGGTGTTTGCCCGGTAGAAGCCGTTCCATCCCCTTGAAGAAGATTATTCGCGTCAACCATAGCTTGCATCATATCAAGCATCTCTTGTTTTTCTTCTTCGGGGATATCGCTCCAGTTCTTCCCAGCCCAGCTTGCAAGCAATTCCTTGATACGGGCTTGCATTGTATCGATGTTTGTGATACCGTTCTCAAACTGCACCTTCTGCTCGGCTGTCAGCGGGTTAGCCGTATCGAGGAGCCTATCCTGCATGGCTTTCTTGATGCGGTCGGTCTCCGTGTTGAAGCTGGTCACATAATCGTTGACAATGGCATCGGTCTCCGGGAGGCCGTCTGTCCACGTTTTGATGAGGTCTTCGTACCACGTGGACAGGTTGGCGTTCGGGTCGATATCGTTGCCGTTCTCGTCCGTGCCGTACAACTCGGCCTTGGTCTTCTTGCTGGCTTCCTCCGCTCCGAAAAGTGCATCGGAAATGCGGCCCAGCGCGGAAATCGTAGCCGGGAGAACCTTCTCGCTCAGCTGGTCATTGATGGGCTGGGTAAAGTTGCCGATGAACGTTGTCCAGTCATCGGACAGGGTAGACATGAGGCCGCTCGTGGTCTCGCTGGCCTTTTCCATGCCCTGATAGAACTGCCCGCCCTCGCTGGTAGCGTCCTTGAACGCCTGGGTGACTTCTTCAATCGTGATGCCGCCCTTGGACATCCTGTCCTGCAGCTCGGCAAGAGATTCGCCCGTGCGCTTGGAGATATAGGTGAGCGGGTTAAAGCCCTGACCGAGCAGCTGCTTGTAGTCCTGCGTCAGCAGCTTGCCAGCCATGGAGATCTGACCGAACACGGTGGCGATGGACTGCAGCTTGTTCTTGTCGCCGAGGGCAATGTCGCCGATGTTGGAAAGTACTCCTTCAACCTTCTCGCCCTCTACGCCGTATGCGAGGAGGCTCTGCGTGGCCCCGGCAAGGTCGGTAATGCCGAACGGGGTCTTCGCCGCCATATCCTTGAGGCGTTCGGTCATCTCAATGCCCTTCTGTTCATTCTGCAGGAGGACACCGAAGTTCGTCTCGTAGTTCTGTATCTGCTGGTTAAACGAAAGGCCCATTTTCAGCAGCTTGCCGATTGCCAAGCCGCCTGTGAGAGCGACAAGCCCCCGCTTTACCTTGCTGATGGCAGAATCCATCGACATGCCGAGGCCGGAGAACGTGCCTTTCGCCTGGTTGACAGAGGAATTGAACTCGCCAGAATCCAGTACCAGCTTGCCAGCCAGCGTGAAAAGGGTGGTTGCGTTGAACATTATTCATCACCTGCTAGACGGTCAAGTTTTGCCAGCAGGTCGTTCTTCACCTGCTCTGCGGTGCGCTCGTCACCGCGTGGTGCGGGCCTTCCTTCATCCGCATCGTGCATCATAACCGAAAACGCCTGATAGGCCGGGGTTCCGTCATGGTTCGTTCCCGCCCTGTGGGTAGCCAGTACCCACAGGCTGTCGGCAACGTAATTCTGCCATGCCTCCGTGCGTATCTCGTTCTCGCATAAACGCGCAAAAGCCCGCACAGAGTGCGGGCGGTATCTGTAGGCAATGCCTATGGCTGTGCGGGGCGTTATGCCCGCGCTTGCACGAAAAAATCGCGCAGTTCCTCGTCCCAGCTTTCGCGGGCCTCCTTGATGGTCTGGAAGCCGTTCTGGGTCTCAATCTCCTTGATGGTCTTGCCCGTAAGGGCGGCGATAACGGCGAAGGTGTCCTTGCGCCTCGACTTGAGGAGGCCCGGAAGAAGCCGCGCGACAATGGGCTTGTACACGTCGAGAGGGGTGTTGTTCGCATCACGGGCGGCAAGGCTGGCGGTTTTCAACGCCTCAATCACGGCCTTGTCGTTCATGATGTTGGCAACGGGTTCCGCGAGATCGCAAAGGCAATCCGCGAGTTGTACGGTGGTCATTTCGCTCAGCTTCATCCGGGTTTATCCTCCTTCAATCGGTCGTGTGGTGGTCAGGTGGTAGGCAGTCCGAAAATCTTGATGACAGCCGGGGCGTAATCGCCCGTGAGGCTATCCGCATGGCAACGGAAGCTGACGGGGAAGGAACCTTCGCCCTTGTCGGCGAAGGTCAGGGTCAGACCGTCCACGTTGAGCGCATTGTCAAGCTGAATGAGGCAAACGCGCCCGTCCAGCAGGTCGCCGACCCAGGTCACGGAAGACAGGTAGTCGGTGGCCTCAAGCGTGTTCTTGATCTGGATGGTCGTGATTTTGCCGCTGGTAGCCGCAACAGAAGCCATGATGGATTTGTTGAAATTCGTGTGACCGACCTCGGCAAGGGTAGCGGTCAGGCGAATGTCCCAGCTATCGATGACGGTGCTGCCCTTGATGGGCCAGCGCATGCCGTCCAGCTCGATGTTGCGCGTCTCGGGCGTAGCGACGAACGTGCCGCCGCCCTTGGTCGCACCGAAATAGTTCGCCGGGGTCTGCAAAGCCGTCTGAACTGCCGTGCGAAGGGCGGTCGCGTCCGCGATGTTGGAGGCATCGAAGCCCAGCAGGAACACGCCAGCGTTCAGCTCAAGGTTATTGAAACTCGCCGCCTGTACACCCGTAAGCATCTTGGGAGGGGTGGTAACGGTATCGGGCATGAGCGTTTCGCTCCTTTCTAAATGGTCTTGTAGTCCGCAACGACATTGAGCAGAATCCTCCGCACCATGTCGTTCGGGTCGCTCATCCGCTGGGCGAACGGGGAACCGCGCTTGAGCCAGATAGCCCCGTCATCGGTGGGCAGGAGGCTCCCGGCCCAGCCAATAGCGGCGGCAATCTCGTCGGCTTTCTGCGATATCTGCTCCCACGAGCGCGAGTAGTACCAGACGGATGCAGAGAGTAAAACAGCATCGTCCCAACTTCCCGTACTTACCTGATAGGTGATACGCGGAAAGGGCGCATCTTCCGGGACGGTGCTTTCGTCGTAGGCGGGGAGGTCAAACCCGGCCCAGAATGCATGAAGGGCTTGCGCCTTATCCATTGGGCAGACTCCACTCCTCCGCGCGTACGACACGCATGTTGAGGTGTGCGCTGGCGGGCGTTGCCATATCATCGCCGTCTGTAGTCACGCGGAAGACCTTGCTATCCCGTTCGCGACGGAACACGTCGTGATACTGGAGATTCAGAGCCTTGGTGGTGGTCACGGTATAGATTCCCACTACGCCCTGTGCAAGGGCGGTCTGGGCTTCGATACTGTTGTCCAGCACGCACGCGGCATCAAAGGCCGCGCCGTCTGTCCATGCGGTCGTATAACCGCCGTAGCCATCCTCCACGGTGCGCTTGTCCAGCATCGTGCATCGTTCCATAGCTGCGCTCAAGAGGCTCATGCAAGTTTCCTCCACGGTTTCAATCGGTCGTTGAATATGGCACGCCAGCCTGTCAGGACGGCTCCAGATGCGCTTGTAGCCGTTGCCTTGGTGTACGAGTAACCTGCAAACGATTCGCTCTGATAGGGGCCATTCTGGGCCTCTACGTTGGCGGGGTCGTTCTGCCATGCTGTGATTGCGTCGATGGTCTCAAGCACAGCCGCGGGTACCCGCATCGGGTAGATGATGCCGTCGAAGGTCTCGTCTATCAGGGTGTTGCACGGGTACTGGTGCACGCCGTCGTTGAAAGTACTCCCATAAATGCGAAAATACTGCCCCGGCTTTAGCTGGGACAGCGTAATCGTATTGTCGGCGATTGTGTACTCGCCGCCGTAGGAGATGCCGTTGGTGAACCAGTTGTGCGTTTCGAGGCAGAACTCCTCAAGCGTCATTGCGTTTCACCCGCTTTCGGGGTGGCTTGTCCTCTACGGCATCGGGTACGGCCTCAATCACAGGATGGCCCAAGCGGTTATCGCTGCCAACGAGCGCCGCGATGCGGGCATCCGTGGGGGCATATCCCGCACGGGGGAAAGTCTCCCCCGTGCGGTAATACCTCGCGCCGTCTTCGAGGTCGTAGAAGTCAGCCGTTACGCGATAGCTCAAGTGCCGCTGACGGTCACGTTGGCGATGCCGTCAAGGTACTCAGCCCACAGGGCCATGCCCATGAGCGCGAAGGACTCGCCCACGGCGGTGTTGTAATTGCCCTGCGCGTGGAAGCCGATGAGGTTGGTCTCGCCCTGCACGGTGTAATCGAGGCCGAGGCGGGCAAACTCGCTGTCGCCGGGGTCGATGTAGTACAGGTCGATGTTCTCAACCGGGGTCGCCAGAACCTTGTTGCGGGCAATCTGGGCTGCGGGCAGGAGGAACAGGGTCGAGTAGCCGAGGAAGTCCTTGATGTAGGTCAGGCCGAACTGGGTCTGCACGGTGATGTCGGCGGCTCCAAGATAGTCGTACGCGTCGAGGATGTTGGCGAAGCCAACGATACCCGTCACGTCCTTCTGGATGGTGGCGAACTTGTTGAGAACCTCGCCCTGCGCCTTGGCAAGAGCGGCCTGCCACGTGGCGGCAGTCCCGGTCAGGGAACCCGTGTTAATGAAGGTGTAGAAATCGCCCAGAACCACGTTCTGGAGCTTGGTCAGGAAGGCTTCGTCGCTCTTCTCGACCGCGATCTCCGCGCCGTAGGTGTTCACGTCCTCAATCGGAACGGCCTTGGCGTACTTCTTGATGGTCAGGTCGGCGAGGGTCGCCTGAGTGATGGTCGCCTTGGAGTAGGGGATGACGTTGCCGGGGCCGACGTTGCCGCTCTCCAGCGTCACATCAGCGGTGTAAGAGATGAGGCGGGAACCGGGGGCCTTGCGGATGGGGCGCATGATGCCGAGGATATTGCGCAGGGCTTCCCAGTTGTCATTGAAGCGGGTAACGAAATCGATCTCACGGGCCGTGACGTTGGTGTAAACGTTCGGCAGAGAATCACGGGGGTTGGTAAGGGTTTCAACGGAAGAAGCGGGCATCTTTCATGCTCCTTTCTATTTCATCAGTTCGGGGTGCTCGGCAAGTGCCTTCTGCCTCTCGGCAGTAGACAGGACGTACCGACCATGCTCGTCCTTCTTGTAGATGTCAGCGCGGGTCGTGATGGTCGCGCCGCCTTTGGGCGGGTTGTCCACGTGCGCACCCTGCGTGCCGTCCGTTACGATGAAGCCAGCCCAATCGGTCTTGATGGCCTTGGACAGGTTCTCCGCATCGGTCAGCTTGCCGTCCTCGCCGAGTTTCATTTCGGCGAAATCGGTAACGCGCAGAATGGAATCGATGCGCTTGTCATCCACCTTGTTTTCGAGCAGGAGGGCCTTGTAAGCCTCCTTGACCTTCGCCGTCTGTTCGTTGGCGGCAATGGTCTTTTTGTAGGTGTCGAACGCCGCGTGCTCGGTCTCGTACTTGGCTTTCCAATCCTCGCCGCCCTTAAGCTGGTCGAGTTCAGCCTGTACGGTCTTGAGCTTTTCAGCGTCGGCCTTGTATGTGTCGCGCTGGTCTTTGAGGCCATCCACCGTTTCGGTGTGCGCCTCGATTACGGTGTCGACCTGTTCGTCGGTAAGTCCCATGCCTTTCAGCAGCTTGCGCGTGAGTGCCATGTGTTACTCTCTCCTTTTCTTCGGTGGCGATTCTTCGCCGCGAGTAGGTTATTCGCCCTCAAATGCTCATGAGGGCATGAAAAAAGCCGCTCCCGGTGCATTGGTGGTGGCTTGATTCCAGATTATGGGGCAGACAGCCGCGCTCGGTGTACGCTAAACACCATGTTTTATTGTCCGGGCGCGGCTGGTGCTTTTATTTGAGGTTGCCCACGGCCTTTTGGAGTTCGTTCTCCATGACGGCTTTATACTCGTCCAAGTGAGGTTCCATCGCGGGCGTTATGAACGGCTGGGCCTTCATTCGGCTAGTGCCGTACTCGATATACGGCCCATATTCAACGTTCGTGCCGATGTACACGCTGCGCTGATTCCCTTCATCGGCTGGGGCCGTGCCGGCATATGAGCCAGAGCCGCCGCCTGTCGCGGCATTGTACGCCGAGATAGCGGGCGGCTGGCCTCCGAGTGCGTAGGTGATGCTATTACGCAGGAGTCCAGTATCGACCGGGGTCAGGGCCTTGGCATAGCCCTCGGCCTTGCCGCCGATGATGGTCAGGCCGCTCTCGATGGCGGCATCAACGGCGGCGAGGACTTGCGGGGAGTTATCGGTGAGTTTCATATGCTATTCACCTATCCCGGTGGAAATCATTTCCCAGTAGGCCCGGAACAATTCGCTATTCGGGTCTAAATCTTCAAGTTTCCAGTTGTCGCCGTACTTCTCGACGATAGCCGCTTCCAGTTCTTCTTCTGTCATTTCAGCATATGGCCTCATGTTTAGTCCTCCCTATTCTGTACGGCATATGTTACTAGGTCGGTAAGGTTTCTGTTGTCAACGCGCATGAGCCACATTCTGTTTGCCGAGGTAGTGCAATTGGATAATGTTTCGTCTATGTCTCTAACCTTACCAGATTGCGGGTCAACATATCGTATTTTACCATTTTGGAGCATCGCCGTAAAGAAGTGTCCGTTCCCGCCATACTGTTTCTGCCATTGGACACGTACAATAGCGCGTGCGCCCTCTCCCCATTCACGGAATGCTTCTTCTACCGTCGGCTTGAATTCAGACCTCGCCGCAACGATTCGGAAGCCTTTGTCGTTTTTCCAATTTTTTATATCAATATCCCAGCATACAATTCCGTTATCCTTAATTGGGTCTTTCATGTCGCGCGGCTTTGCTATTACATCATATCCCCTGTAAATAAGTTCCTCGGCAACAACTGTTCTTTGGCAGTTAACTCTATACGCTGGGCTTTCGTTATAATGCGGGTTCGCTTGTGCAAGTTTTTCTGCGTCTGTTCTCGTTGCCGTATCATATCGCTTGAACTGTGCCAGAATTGGTTGTTCATTATCCGGGCGTTTTTCAGTAGGCTTTTCGGGCTTCCGCTGTTCCGTCCCCGTTTGTTTTGCTGTTGGCTTTGCAGGTTGTTTTTGATCCGCCAGCCATTCCTTATAGCTTACCGCGTCAATGACTTCCTTTGTCTCGTTGTCCCGCCGTTTCATCGCTTGCGGCGGGTATTCCGGGTGGAACTGTACCAGCGTGCAGCGGCAGTTCATGACCAGTTCCGGGGCTGCGTTGGGGTCTCCGGGGAACATGATTTCCTGCCCGAAGACCTCAAACGGCTCGTCCACGTCCACCGTCTGCATATCCAGTTCTTGGTGCGCGTCGCGGGTACGGTGGTCAAGCGTAGCCATCCAGCGCTTTTTCAGCTTGATGCCGAGACTTTGCGCCTGGTGCATGGCCTCGATACGGCCCGCGTTCTGTGCGCCTGTCATGGCGGTACGAGCGAAGCTGACCATCTGCTGTAGGTTCTGGCTCCCGGTCACTTGCGCGATGCGTTTGGCTATCTGCGGGATGCTTTCGCCCTGGATGATGCCCTGCGCGACGGCTCCGTTCACCTTCTTGCGGTTCCAAACGCCGTCTTTCATCTTGGAGATTTCCTTCGCCGGGAGGAGTTCCGGGTCATCGCGCAGGAGGCGTTCGACGGATTGGCGGTTATACACCGTCCAGCCCATACCCATGCGCCCGTGCTGGTCGAGTTCGTACATCTCGTAGTTCGCATTATCGGCGAACACGTTCGTGCGCTCCTTGTTGACCGCGTTCACGCTCTGCTGGTTTACCCGGTAGAGGTCAGCAACGATCTGGTCGCGCATATCCCGCCAGCGTTTCCCGGTGAACTCCTGCCCCATGCGCCAGACGCGGAAATCCTCCTCGGTGGCTTCTCCCTTGGCAATGCGGTCACGCCATCGCTTCTCAGCGGCCTCATATCGCTCCAGATGGGCTTTCAGCTTGCGCTCGATGTCGTTAATGGCCCGCACGTAACTGCGCTGTAAACGGCCTTGGAGGTCGAATCTAGCACGCTCGGCAATGGCATCCTGTTCGCTCAATGCTCTGCGTGCCATCGGTTACTCCTCCTCGTTCTGGTCGTTCTCGTCTTCCTCGTTCTCCTCCTCGTTGCCCATGCCGAAGCGGTTCTGCCCTTCTGCATCCCTCCGGGCGAGGATGTAAGGCACCTCGTCCACGGTGATGTTGGGCAGCTTCTTGAGGATGGTCTCGTCATCGAGGTACGGGGCCTCCATAATAACGGCCTCGATTTGCTCCTTGAGATTGCTCACCCGGTTGCGCTTGAACACGGGCATATCCTTGATGCCTATGAGGGCGAGAATCTGCTGGATGAACTCGATGATTTGG